TATTACTGATCCACTTGAGTTAATTTGTAGTGCTGTCGTACCATCGGAATACCAGTTGTCGTTTCCGTTTAATGGCGTAGTACATCCGCTATCTGAATAGAATTGTGTTGCAGATGCAAATGTTGGGTTATTTCCATAAATAGTTGTCGCACCAGGCCATGATGAACAGGCGTTTAGTGCTGATACTTCCTCTGATAAACCACTAAACTCATTACATGGTGGTAATGTAGTCGTTGTAGTAGTAGTTGTAGTAGTAGTAGTAGTTATAGGTGTACTACATGATTGACAAGCTATTTGTCTTTCCGCTGTTCCACTTGCTGACGCATCAGTTACTTTTGCAGTTACAACTTGATCTTCACGAGATAAGTAAATTATGTCATCAAGAAGGTATGATGAGAAATCGCCATAGTAATTTGTTGTTGAGCAGAATGTTTCCCCACTATCAAAAGACAATGATATTTGATTTGCTTTAGTAACACATACTGCATCTTGATCTATTCCAATGTATATAGGAGCAAGAGTTGTGGTTGTAGTAGTGCTTGTTGTAGTTGTTGTAGTTGTTGGGCAAACAGAACTAATTAAATCTACTGTAGAAATAACACCAGATCCACCAGCTATTTCTATGATATTAACATCATATACATAGAATCCATCTGCAAGAGGATTTACAAGTGTAACTTCTCTAAATAATGATTGTCCAGCTACTACTCCACCTGTTCCATAAGCAGATGTCGAAAGAGCTGTGTATCTACCAGAACAAGCATTTTGCTCTGTTGACCAAGGTGTTGGAATGCCATCTTGAGAACCGTCATGTAGAATAGTATATTGAACAGGTGCTAATGTTGTTGTAGTAGTACTTGTTGTTGTGGTAGTCGTAGTCGTTGCAGGGCAGGCTTCATATAAGGACACAGTACCTGTACCATTAGCAACAACTCGGAAGCTATTACGAACAAGGCTACCGTCAATATAGGCAAAGAATTGTTGGCTTGGGCTTAATTTATTTGTAAGCGGATGTACGCTATCAGTGTACAGAATCGTTCCATCCTGTAGAACAGAATCATAGCTATACAAGTCTACAGCCACCTCGCCACTACCTGCACAGGCATCAGTATCGCTTCCAAATCCATCAACAGGGCTTGCACTTGTACCATAGCAAGCAAAAGTAAATACAGGTGGTGGTGTGGTTGTAGATGTTGTTGTAGTTGTAGGCGCTTCTGTCGTTGTGGTTGTAGTAGTTGATGTTGTGGTTGTAGTCGTAGTGGTAGGTGCTGCCGTAGTTGTGGTTGTTGTAGGCGCAGCCGTTGTTGTAGTCGTAGTAGGAGCTGCTGTCGTTGTCGTTGTAGGAGCTGACGTTGTAGTAGTAGTAGGCGCTGCCGTTGTAGTAGTAGTAGGAGCTGCGGTTGTGGTTGTGGTAGTTGATGTTGTGGTTGTAGTAGTTGGAGGAACAGGTGCAGATCCAACCTCGTAAGCCTCGACACGTATACGATCGCCTTTTAGATCATAAGAAAGCGATGTAGGTCTAAAATATTTTAATCTGTATATCTCTGCAACGGTATTGTCAAACTGAATAACTTCCCAAGGCTTAATTCTATCAACACCTAATAAGTCGAGTTGTATTCTAAAACCAGATACTCCAGCAGCATTTGCATATTGAGTAGCTCCTGTTTTAGCCAAAAAAGCATCATTTATAGCAAAAAATGTAGTTATGTCGCCATTTACAAAGTTGTCTACGCTATTATAAACGCCACGATTGAGTTGTGGATAGAATCCTGATATACTTGCTTTTATTTCACGTGATCCAGACAGCCATCCCGGAACGCCACCTGTGCTGTTTGTAATTTTAGGGAATCCATTGGATATATTTGTCCCATCTGGTTTGGCTTTTGTATTTGTAAATGAAACAACAGCAGCGTTTATATCCCTATCTTGTGCAACAAACTTAAGATCTACAATGTCGTTATTAGTAACCATGACATTATAAATATTTGTAGATCTATTTAGATAGAAGTTCACATTAAAGGCAGAACCAAAAATAGCGCCCTCCATACCAGCAAATGCCTGAACCTTAGCATACACGCTATTGCTATTTGCAAAGTACATAGGTGTATCATGTACAAACATTAAACTCGTGTAATCAGCATCATCTATATTGATTGGTGAATTAAGTATATCTGTTAATCGCTCAAATGCAAAAATAGCATTAACTCCACCGCCACTTGCTTCTACAATGTTTGCACTTCTAAAAATTGTAGTATTACCCGTAGAAGTATCAAGCTCGGATATTACGTCATAAATAAAATCACCAGAAGCCCAAGCGTTTACAAAAAAGGATTGATTTGACTCGTAGGATATTTTAGATGGAAAGTGATTTGTTACATTAGTAACCCATGTTCCTACGTTAAGATTTGACGTTCTTGGACTTAATTCTATTGTTGTCTGTTTGCTTCTTAAATCTGTGGTTATATCTGAAGCCGTAAACTCAAAAGGAAACCTAAATGATGTTGCAGATCCTCTTGGTTGTAGGTATAGCGTTGTCTTTGCTTTTGGAACATCTAAATTCTGCGATGCTGAGTAATTACCTAAGCGATCAATAAGCGTTGAATATAACGATGAGCGGTTGCTCATGTAGTCATCAAATACAAGACTGGTAGCACCGGCAATACCACCAATGGATGCAACGGTTTGATCCGATGGCATTAAATCAAATTCAAAGTTTATAGTACTCATATCAAGCAGTTGCAACGTAGCATTCGTAGTTGCTCCTGCATCTATTTCAACCCATACATTACCAGAAAGAGATTTGAAAGGTACCGTGTTAAGCATTAGACTTTGTAGAAACTTGGTATCGTAGCGCTTACGTTTTTGCCAATAAGTGAAACCGATAACGGCTGGCGCACTATCGTAGATTCAAGGTTTGCAGCCCATACAGTATCAGCAATGACTACCTCTTCGCTGATTGTCGTATTTGTTGCATCCGGAAAGAATGTGATACGTACTTCACCCGTACCTGTAGTATACGCATTGTTTAGCAAATCAAGCAATGGCTGGCTGTTTAACAGACGATCCCATACAAGGGTAGCCTCGAACCTGTAGCCACCAAGTTGAGAGCGTAGGCGGCCATTTATGGCTTCGTCATAAGGCTGTCCTGTGTAATAGTAAGGACGATATGAATAAGATCCGCTGAATACGTTGATATTTTTAGGAAATCCGGATACAGTGGTATTAGTCGATCCATTATCGATAGCAACATTAAAGCGGCATTGAGTTATCTGCTTATTCATTACTTGTAATCAAATTGTTGTGTACGGATTGATCTTTCGCCTTCACGCACGGCTATTGCCAGACCTCTGCGGTCTACATTAGCGTCAATCGTTATATTACGCTCACGTGATGTTGCCGGAGTAAATTCACCAGCTACCTGTTGTGCAAACATACCACCAGCAAGTCCCTGGTTGACAAGCGTACCAGCCGGAGTAACTGCCATTGATGACATAGCCGAAGATGCTGTTGCCGATGCCCCTGACGTATTTGCACTTCCCGGCTTTGTAGATAGAATCTTTTTGACATTGGCATATCCAGCACTTAAAATAACAGCAGCACTTGCAAGGCGCTTCCATACTGGCCCTTTAGTGTCACGCATAACGCTAACAGCCGCACCAAGTGAGTCAATAACAGCTTGTGCTACAGCCAAAGCTTTAGATTCACCAAATATATTCTTACCTATAGATAAAACTGCGTTTGCTGCAAATTGTGCATTAGCAATATCTTGATCTGTTAAACCTTTCTTAAAGTCAGCAGTATCTTGTTCGGCTTGTTTTATCTTATCCTGATATTCAAGATTTGCTTGAAATTGAGCGTCAAGAGCAGCTTGATTAGCATCAAGACCATTAGCAATAAACATCTGAGTAAGTTCTTGAATGCGCCATTGCTTTTGCTCTTCCATTGATTCTGCAAATCTACCTTCTTCTTCTAAACGAGCTATTGTTTGCTGTTTTAGTGTATTATTAAACAATTCAGCAACAAGAAGAGAACCTTTAGAAACATCGGTTGTATCTAAAGTAGGAGTTAGCTCAATTCCAAGATCAAGATATTCTTCATTACTTTTGCCAAGCTCGTCAAACATTTTTTGATCCACAGCTTGACGTGCTTCTGCCAGACTTTCAATAGCTATGCGTTCTTCCTCAAGTCTCTTTTTTCGTTCTTCTGCTGCTTTTTCACTACGTAATTTTTCTTCATTTTCTACTCTATTTTGAAGTTCAGTACGTTTAGTAGTATTCTCACGTAAAAAGTTATTGCTTTCTACTTGTAATAATTTAAGTTCGGCTTCTAATTTTGCAAGATTCTCTAATTCTTCCTCAGTGCTTTCGCTCAATAAAACTCGTGTTTTAGCCTGACCAAATTCAATAGCAGCAATTCTAAGTTTCTTTTGTAGAGATTCTCCTTCTATTTCTTCAATCTGTCTTAATATATCAAGACGCTCTTGCTCTGATTTTGTCATATCAGCAGCTGCCAAGCGTAGCTCTGATATTATTAATTGCTCATTTGCTGATTCAACAATACGTAGACGCTTTGCTTCACGTAATTGAATCTCAGCATCAGCAAGTGCCTTTGTGACTCGTACAGTTTCTGCAAGTGATATATTGTTTTTCTCAATAAGACCAAGCGCTGAAGCTGTATTGTCAACAAAAAACTTAACAATGCTTGATAATACCTGAAATTGTTTTGTTACAAAGTCTACTACGGGCTGTAGTTTGCTTAATTGATTTATAAGAGCTGCAACAGCTGAAATAACAAGACCCCATACACTTGCTTTCATAATCACATCAAGTGATTTCATGCCAGCGCCTACTTTACCTATCGATCCCGGTAATCCAGATAATGTTCCACCAAGATCATTTAGACCATCTTTGTAATTACCTACATTGCGTTGATGATTACCAAGAGCAGTATCAAACTTTTTAAGCTCTTGATTATTCTTATTGTATTGCGTTTGTAATCTTTGTAATTCTCCTGTGGTATCATCAAGAGGCAAATTACGCATTGCCTCCATTAAGGCTTTGTTTTCGTCAACAAGACCTTTGTATGTATTTGTATTTGCTTTTAATGCAGCATCATTAGTCTGTATAGACTTATTGATTTGTCGATACTCATTCTGTGCTTCTTTAAGGGCAAGTTTTATTTCTTCTTGAGCTTGTCTTTGCTCAAATGTAAGACCTTTATTAGTCTTTTGAACCTCCTCAAGTTCTTTTAACTGTCTTTTATAGTCTTCAATCCTGCCATTTAACTCAACAAGAACTTGTATTGTTTCAGAATCAATAAGATCATCAGGCTCTATACGATCCGTTTCAACCGCAACTTTATACTTTAACTCTTCCATTATTTTTTAGGCTCCACGTAATCGTAGCACATTTTGGATACAAATGACTCAGCTATCTGGTCTGCTCTCGTGTCAAAGATTTGATCCGCCCTTATTGGATCAAAGCCCGATAGTATCTGCGCATAGTAGCGATATGTTCCAATCCTGTTGACCCATATCGACTTCTTAGCACTTCCAGATCCACCTCCTGTCGTGTAATTGTAGGAGGTAGCAAACATCTCTTCTGCGGCTTTTAGAGATACAGCCGCATCATGAAAAAAAAATCTTCGGTATCCTTTAGAATCGGATACTCGAAGTCGTCATCTTCAAAGAAGGCTTGATCAAGTGGACGCTCAGGCTCCCATAGTATATCGGCTTTACGCTTCCAAAATTCTGCTTTCTTAGATACAGGCATATCCTCGAACGTAAGTCCGGGATTTGCTTCTACGTAGGCACGTATGTCAGCGTTGACGGCTTCGATTAAAGCCCTGCGTTTTTCGGTGTAGGGCTGGAGCTTTACGATTGTGTTGTTGACTTTGGTCTTCTTCTCAAATAGCATAAAAAGTAAATTATGGCAAGGGCAGTCGATACCGCAAAGGCTTGACTGCCCCTGCCTCGTATTATGTCAAGGATACAAGAAGGTCGCCTGATACAGCACGTTTTGATGCTGTGATCTGGATACCTGTACGATTGCCATCAAATACACGATTGCCAGTCACGTAAACGCCACCAATGTTAAGCGTTTGTGCGCCTGTTGTTCCACTAAGGATAACAGTTGCAAGTGTTGGCTCGGCTGTGGTATTTGTGTACACACGAGCATCGCTGTATAGGTTGGTGTTGAAAGATACGGCTTCAAAGCTAATATCATAGAATGATGCAAGTGTCTGACCATTTTCTACAGTATCATTTGTAGGCGTAACAGTAACGGTTGCAGATTCGCTTACGTGCAAAGGATAGAACGTAGTGTTTGTTCCGTCAGCATCAGCGATTCCGATGTTGGTAAATACTAAAGGTTTAGTTATTGCCATTGCGGTATTATGTTAGGTTTGCGTTTTGTGGTTTGTAGTAATCTCGTTGTGCTACAAAGACAAGTGTAGCTGTCACGAATTTCGGATTGCGCTGTATGCCTGTTTGCTGTTGATAGCTAAAATAATGAACATACTCGTCCGATAAAATAGCCGGCTGAACAGTTGCTGCCCAGTCCATGATTTTGTCTTTTAGATCCAGCAGTCGTAGCTCAGCATCTTGTGCGTTGTTATTGATGTATCCTTTAATAACGCTAATATCTATGGAATAAGTCGCCTGTGCAAGGTTAGCACGAAAGTCGCCTACTTTAGTAGTAACGTTCTCAGCTTGCTCGTAGATAGCAATACGTGCATCACGTATATCGGCACGGCTTTCTAAGTCTTGCAGGCTTTGACGGTATAGCTCGTATGTGACATAACGCTCGTTGAGCGCTGTCTGCATCGAGGATGAAAGTCTTTGTAATATCTGACGGCTAACGCCCACGTAGTATATCTCCTATTATTCGTGTTGCAAAATCACGTATCTCTTGTGGTACGCTTTGATCTGACTTAGGAAATATGGATCGTACACGTTCTTTGACTCGCTTATAATCAATACCATCATGATGGTACTTGAATATCACGCCAGCTTTGTCATCCGCAAAGCTAATCGTTGATCCTGTTCCGGTTGTTTCTATATTTGTTTGCTCAATCCGCTTAGACTTAAAACGCATAGTAACAGGCGATGTTCCTACGCCAGCACGACTACGTACCTTTTTGTAGCTTTCTACATACTGATTATCATAGCGATCATTGCCAAAGGCTTTACCGGTAGCGGTATTATCTTTCATTTGCTGATCGATCTTATCGGCAATCTGTGGCGTAGCAATTTGGTTAAGCGTAGCCAGCTTGTCGTTTAGATCAATCGCTATTTTAATCATCAACTCTTGCATTAGACAACGTGACGAATATAGCTGATTAATAGATTACGTGACTCTACGCTTAGGTTGTTGACGACAACACGACCTGGAGCATTAGGATCTTGGCGGTTCTTGTACTGTAGGCTTAGCTCCTGCATGATTGCAGATTTAATAGCGCTTGGGCATTCGCCATATCCATATCCGCTTTGATATGTTACCTTGAGATAAGGCGCAGCCGTGAGCAAGCGTAAGCCCTTAAACTCAATGCCATACACTACATAATCAGATCCAGCCGTAAGCGTTGTTTCATTTCCATCTTCATCGATAGATACTACGCTGGTGATGTTACCATGCACACCGTAAGGCAGCCATATATTTTCCGCAGGACGCTCGTAATATGACAAGCGAGTACGTTGATAAGTATCTCGCATAATGTAACGTTCTACCTGATCTGTGGTGGCTTCAATGAGCATTGTAATCAAGCTGTCGTGTACGTCTGTATTAACCGGCAACATCTCTTTGGCATTGCCCAAGGTTATCACATAATCCTTTGGATCAGTTGATATAATTGTTTGCGTTGGAAATGTATTGACGCTATAAGCTCCGGTAATGGAGTCAAAACCACGTCTAATAAATGCGCCTGTACCTTGGTAAATGCCTGACATATTTAGGCTTTCTTAGATTTTGGTGTGCTTATTTTAGGCTTGTCTTCGGTCTCAATAGCAGCATCGGCAAATACGGCTTCGCCTTTATCTAATGCGGCTTGAAACATTAATTTCTCGTGAGCGTGTGTTGGCTCATAAACTTTGCCCGGCTCATACTTACGTATGTGAACGCCGTCATAGCATAGGTGGGTGGAGTCTTTGAATTTGATCTTCATGGTTTTTTTAAGCTAAGCATTGGGGAGTGCCGAAGCACTCCCCTTTGCATTTAGAGGGTCGGTGCATTGTGAGGATCGCCCAAGATCGCTGTGATGCTTACGGCAGAACCGAAAGTAGCAGCAGGATCAAGTTCAACGAAAGCATAACGCTTGGTAGGCACGACAGAAGCCGTGAACGTAGTGTTAGCAGCGTTGAGGGTTGGGTTTTCGATAATGCGTGATGCAGACAATGCAGTTGCATTAGCACGAGTATCGTCATCGCTCTCGTAGAAAGCCATGACTGCGTTGATAGTAGCATTGGTGTTGCCAGAGCCAATGGTTGCAACAAATGCAACGCTCTCGAAGCCTTGGGTGTCAACAGCCAAGCTATTGATGTTAGCAACGCCAGCAGTTTGTGGCACAAGAGCAGCAGCGCCCTTGATTTTATTGCCTAAGTCAAATGATGCCATTAGTATATTTCTCCTTTAGCTTAGGTTGTTGCTGTGAATTGAGCAATGGCTTCGCTACGCACAACAGATCCACCGAAGCGGCTCATTACGTGTAGGTTCGTTACAAAGCTGAATGCTTCGCTGTATTGGTCACGGATGACATAGAAGTCAGTGTGACGTGCTACGGTGTAACCGTTGCCAAAGTCGCCGTATAGCAATGGCACTTGACCATTTGTGAATACGCCGGTAACGCTACCAACCAAGTCTGGAGCTTCGAAGATTGGGTTGCCTAACAAGCGAGCAGGAACGCCAGCTTGGAATGAAGGCTCCCAAGTGTACTGAAGACCGTTGGTTGAGCTAAGAACAAGCTGACGGATAGCAGCATAGGTTTGGCGGTTAGCCATCCATGATGCGTTAGCTTGGTAGAATGACTTGAGCTGGCTTTGGAAGCGGATGAGCAAGTCAGATGTCAATGTAAGCGAACCTGTTGGTGCGTAGTTAGTTACGTTACCAACAAGACCGGAAGGCTTCTTAACGCCATCACCGTTGATGAAGGCAGTGCCAAGTGATTTCTCGAATTGCTCACGGATCGAAAGGTTGATCTCGTTAGCTAAGTCGTAGGCAGCATCTTGTTCTTGTTCGATTGTCCAAGCTACACGAGCAGCAAGTTTGTGAACAGGAATATCAACATAGCCAAAGGTGTCTTTGACTTTAGTGCCAGATGCATCTTCTTCTAACCATGAAGCGGTAAGGCTGTCATTGCGTTGTGCTTGACGGTAAATAGGTGCGCTTGTGTTGATAACTTTAGCAACTTGAAGTACAGGGCTAATTTCAACTACCTGACGGTTGATGTCGGCTGACATCTCGGCAGGAAGTAACAAAGCGCCAGCAGCAGCAAGGTCAAAGCGTACAAGGTTGTCGCTCTTGGTTTCGCCGTTACGGATAGCACCTACTTTAGCATCTTTGCCGAATTTAGCTTCGACAGCAGTTACACCGCCTTTTGCAAAAAGCTTTGCAGCTTCTACAAACATTTTGGTGTCTTCGCCACGTCCTTCGCTTTTAGCTGGAGTAGCAGCGCTCTTGAGGTTCAACTCAAGTGCATCGAGTCTTTCGTTTACCTTACCAATTTGCTCTTGGTTCTTGTTAAGAACGGCTTCTTTTAACTCAGCCGCAAGATTACGAAACTCATTTTTAGGGTCAGCGTTCATTTATTCGCTCTCCTTGAATGATGTTATTAGTTGTTTGATTTCATCCACAAGTGATTTAAAATCGTCTTGCGGAAGCGTTACTGCCTTGCGGCGTGTTACGTTCTTTGGTTTAGGCTTAGCAGTAGCACTGTTTTTGCGTGCTTTTGCAGCCATGATCTGAGCATCAGTATTCATCGGGAATGGTGTGATGGATACTTCATGCAGCGCAAGCTCCTTGAGTCTGCGTGTACCATCCTCGCCCGGCATAGCTTTGATGGTGTCATATCCGATAGATAGACCCATCTTGCCACCTCGCTCAATCATAAATTTCGTTTTCTTATATGCATTAGCTACTTCTGGAATATCCAATGGCATCTCAGCTTTTAGGTACAGCCCCTTCTCATCATCATTGAGATATGCAATACCGGCAATATCGCTGGTCTTGTAGCCATGGTCAAGAAGCAAAGGCACGGTGTTGTTCTTGTGCTTAAGCGTTTGTGTAAAAGCACCCTTCTCAACAACATCGCCACCAAGGTCAGTGTTGCCGTAGGTTGAGGCATAGCCTTCGATCATTCCAATCTTGCCTTCCTCTTCGCTCTCAACGACTTCCATTTTCACTTCTCGCATCTTAGCCATAATACGACCTTTAAGCATATCTTCTTCTTCGTGCATCTCTTTAGGCTCATCCATTGATGCTTCACCTTCAAGCGTGCCGTCTTCAATATCCTCTTCAGTCATAGGCATAAGCTCTTCGCCTGATAGGTTGTAGAGCTTGTCTGTAGGCTCGTACTCATCACCGGCAACGGCATACTTGCGGACGGTGTATACATCGGCTTCCTCATCGATATTCTCGACAACGCCTGTGCATAGCTCCTCATCCATCATAAACTGCACCATATCGCCAAGATCGTAAGACTTAGCCTCTTCAATCATCTCTTGGTCTTGTTGCATTGTTTCCTCTTCGGTCATCTCTTGCTTCTCCTCTTCAAGTTCGCCCAGTTCACGTAGCTTGCTTTTTGACCATGCAAGACCGGCAAGACCGCCCCATAAAAGATAGCTAATGTTTCCGCAGGCTTCCGAATCATCTTGCTCTTCACGGTACACTTGCTCAGAGCGTGAAAGATAAGAATACATACGCTTAATTGTTTCAACGCTGATAGGCTCGCCATCTGCGAGTTGTTGCGCACGTACTTTGCCTACGGATGTAGCGCAGCGATTGTTGACGGCATCGTTTAATTCAATACCTCTTTTAGCATTGTTGCGTACTTCTTCACCGTAATCAGAGTAGCTATCTTGCTTTGGCTCTTCATCGCCCATCATATCTTCCATCTTAGCAAGAATGTCGTCTAATTCCTTAGCTTCTTCAGCAGCCTCAATGGCAGCTATAGCAGCGTAAGCCGATGCCTCATCCGCATGGCAGGCAAAAGGTGTACGCTCATCGCCTTCGAGCTTGTAGATCATGGCAGATCCGGATTCGCCGGACTCCATGTTGCAAGACTCTTTAATAACTTCAAATGGCATGGCTTATTCTGTTGTAGTTGTTTGGGTTGTTGTTATAACATCTTCACCTTCTTCGATAGGCGTATATCCAAGCTCTTCACGAGCTTCATTCGCAGTAATGATACCAGCCGCAACGGCTTTGGTCAACCTATCGATAACGAGCGCACGATCCTCTTGGATGGCGTCAATCTTGTCCGTGTCAATTTCAATGACCGGATTATCTGAATAAAACGGTTGTAATGCTCTTGTAATAGCCGCATAGATCATCTTGCCAAGCGGTATGGCAGCTTCCATGTACAAAGCCTTACGTGCTTCTTGGAAGTTGGAGTAGGTCTTGTTTGCAGCATCGTTGAGAAGCTCGCTACTTAGTCCCAGAGCCATCACGATCATACGCATCGACTGTTGTACTGCCTCGCTCCATTCGGCTTCCTGTGGCTTATCTGAAAAGCGCTGTAGTGTAAGGTTCTCGCTTACGATCTTCAGCCTGTGTGCATTAGCAGCGCCACCTTGCATCTGCCATGCATCTTTAAGTCTGTTTGATTCTTCCTGCGTAATGCCCGGAGCTGTAGCAATGATTGGAGGCACACCACCACCAAGAGCCACGTTCTTATTCCACGTGATAGCTGCATTGTGTAGGTCGATAATCTCGCCAAGCGGAACGCCAGCGCTCATGCCGTGAAAGTACTCACGTAGGTTGGGCAGCTTAATGAATATAATCTCGTCTTCAGCAAAGTAGATCTCACGATTCTCGGTGTACTTGTAGCCAACGATAGGCTTGAGATAGTCACCTTGTATCGGATCTATATTCTGTGCAGGGATAGGCACAAGACCAAGCGGACGATTGTCGTGATCGCTCTTGACGATGTTGATGTACGATTCGCCTGTTGTGATGAGCCATAGCGTAACCATCTGGACAAACTGATCCATTGGCATATTACGGTTCATCAAAGATAGTATTGGATGCGTGTCTGTGCTTACGCCTCTGCCGGATTTCTTAGCATCAATGTATATCGGCATAGATGCCACAGTACGTGATAAGAGCATTGCAGCCGAATAGAATGGAGCATTACGCTCAAAGCCTTGCTCGATTAATTTCTTCTTATCCCAACGTGTATAGTCTTCCCATCCTTTGCCCCATATCATAGCCTCATAAGCACGAGACGGAACCATCTTGGCTTGTCTGCGCTCTTCTGCTGATTTGAATATCAAGTCTCTCAGTGATGCCATTAAACGATCCAATAAGAATTTCTGTTACCGGCATACATACGTCCGTAGATTTCCCAGAGTATGTATCGTGCCGTGTCTGTTTCGTGAGATTTAGCGCCTGATGGTTTGTTATCGCCACTCTTGTCGATGTCGCCGTACTTGTCAAGTTTCGCAGCCGATAGCGACTGAAAGACATTACGCTCGGATGGATCAAAGCGCACAAGGTTATTGCGCAGCGCCCAGTTCACACATTGTACGGTGTCTTTAACGTTTGGATTCGACAAGGGTACACGGAAGCGCAGACGATCACCAAAGGCTTGGCTGAATGTCTCTTTGACGGCTGACCACATTGATGACGTAGTAAGCGCTGTACGATTAGCACCGCTTGCATCGCCAAGGAGAATGAGATTGCCTTTGTGGTTTTTCAGCTCATTGCATAGCTCCTGCGCATCTTCATATACGGTAGGCTGTTTCATTTGCCATGAGCGAACGCAAGCGGTAATTGGTTTAGCATCATCCGAACGAGCAACGATCTGCCATGCGGATACTGCACGATATTCTACGTTGAAGTCCCAAGATAAATACAAATCATTGTTGGGATCATAAGGCGTGTCTATACGGTGGCTTTGTTCAACAGCAAAAGCACCTAAGCCTGTAAGTGATACACGTTTGCCATAAAGGAAACGATCAAGCATAGCGCCATCGTATGTGCTACGCAAGAATGATTCGTAACGCTCACGGAATTTCTTGTCGGGATTGTCAAACAATCCAATCTCGTAGATTTTGGCATCTTGCTTCTCGAGGAAGCTATAGATGAAAGCATCAGGATCATCAGGCATCGATGTGATGCGTACACGTGCTTCACCTTTACGTATGCGTGATACAAATGTGCGCAGGCTATCGTCCGGATAGAACGATGCCTCATCAGCCCAGCCCCATGAATAGGCTATAGACTCGATACGCTTGATAACATCTGCTTCTGCGCTACGCAAGTGAATGATTGATCCTTCCAAGTTTAGAATCATTGTGGACTGGTTAAACGAGTAACGCAGTCCAAGCTCTTTCATTAACGGCTCGATGTCCTGATAGTAGACATCACGTGCCTGCTGTAGTGTATTCCACATAAGCAAGCCCTGTGACTTTGGCTGTCGATCAATCTCGTTGATGACAAACCTTGCACCGCTCCATGTCTTACTTGATCCCTTAGCACCTACGATTGCCACAAAACGTGTATCACCAGCAACGAAGTCCGATTGGTACGGCTTCATCGTGGTCACAAGATCGACCTGTGGATCGTATAGAGCTAAGGCAGCACTCAAACTAAAGCGACAATGTTGGATGCAGTTGTACCCGTGTCGTAAACTTTGCTTACGGCAATGTCAAGCACAGTACCAGCAGATACGTTAATGAACATGGTGGCAACGTCTGAGTTATCATACGCAGATACGTTGAGATTCCCTGCTGTGCCTACGTACAATGCTCTTGTGGAATAAGATAGAGCATTTGTATTGTCGGGAGTTACCGGCACGAAGTATGTTGATGCTCCCAGTTCAGCTTTTGGCATATAGGCTCCTTGATGAATAGTTCACACCAAAGGTACAAACCTTTATACAAAATATACAACAAAAGCAAAAATATATTTTAATTTTCTGCTATAATTTGTTCACATTTGGTCAAGAATCTCTCAACCATGTTGCCTGTACGTATCTGAAATGCGTGATAAGACATATCCGTCATGCCAAGTGCGAAGGTTGTACCGCATCCGAATGGAGGCATACCGTCTTTGAGATTCCACTGTGGTACTTCAAGTGGTGCTTGCTCAAAGCCTGTAGGCATAAACATCTGCATAGGCCAGCCTTTATCTTCCCATGCGTAAGTAACTTCTTCAGCTACATCACCACGAGCTGTCTCTACAAACGATGGTTGACCTGCCCAAGTCCAGTAGTTTAACTGCATAGCCATAAACGATGGAGCAACAAATACGTGCTGATCGTTTTGTATGTGATTGGATCGCTGGATGTTGCCTATCAGATGCCCACGATGTGCTTTCTGCAAGGTGTATTCTATAGCATAGCTTGATAAGGGTATAGCATCAATATCCATAAACATAACCGTATCGTAACCCTTAGCCATACACGAGCGTGCAAGGTTGTCTAACGTATCACCGTGTCGCTTAGTTGTAAGTACCTGATGGAATGGTATCTCGGTACATAGCTTGTTCATAACACGTAACTGCGCTTGCTTTACCGCAGGGTTGACGTTTGCCATGTAAGGCGATAGGATTATAGGCTTCAAGGAGTACAGATTTGTGTGAAGTAATCAATTAGGTTATCAGGTGCGTAGTAATTCATGGTATGCTTATTGCTACAGGCTTCTACAAGCGATCCATATCGTGCAAGCATTGCGCTCGTAAGTTGACGGTCAGCGCCCCATTGTCCGCAGATATTGGTAAGCATAGGGATGGCATCGCTACGGAAGCACCATGACGATGTATCAACCAGAGCATAACCTTGTCCGTTTAGGTGCAGCCCAATAGACTCTTGGTTATCATATCCCATAAACTCGCCATCCTTCTTGAAGACTTTACGCAATGACCATGCAAAGCCATATGTGTCTGCGATAGGTATCAGGCTTTCAATATGCTCAGGATCGTATGTGTTATCTTCATCCAATAGAAACAAGTAGTCGCAGTCCAGTAGCTGTGAGTAGTAGGCATAGATACGATGACCATACCATCCACCACCACCGGTATTGTCAGGCACGGTGTATATGCGAGGCGTAAGTCCTTCACCCTGCCATCCTTTCATTGCGTACTTAGTTGCATCGGCAATATACTGCTTGCCATCGGCCACGACTAAATGCCGGACGCTGTGTGTGTTGTTTATTGTCTGAGTCGATACGCTATTAACGCATCGCTCAAGGTCTTTAGTGCCAATCGTAGGAGTGAGTACTGTGATGTTCATTCGATGTCTTTATCACTTGTAATGATAACCAGCTTGCGTTGTTGTTTGCTTACGTCTTCATATTCGAGCTTGTTGCCGTACTTCTTAGGCAATAGCTTCGAGGCTATCCACTGCCTTGTCTCAATCTTCATCTTATCATGTTGCAGGACAAGCTGATCAGGCTTGTCTTTATCTGCAATATCCATAAGCTCATCAGCCATAACTTCGGCTTGTAGCTCTCTTGCGCGCGCGTACTTGGTGCGGAAATCTTCATTCGCATCATCACTTAACCATTGCAGTACTGTTCTGAACGGTGTCTTGCCATCTTGTGCGCAGTATGAACGTAGCGATTTACCGGATGCTATCCATTCACAGATCTCATCTTGTACGCTTGGTATGCAGGTAGATTTATTTCCCATGCTTGGAATATATGAAATTTTATTTGATTCGTTAAAATGATCGTAGTTTATCTTTACTTAGGAAATAACCTTTACCACGTCCTAAGTCTTTGATATTGTCTTCACGTATTAGTTCATCCTTTCTTGCCCATCCAATAAATTCTACACTATCGTCATCAACATAGGCTAATACGTAGATGTCAACATCATTGTTTGCTTTTAGCGTAGAAAGAAGATTGCCTTTCTTGTTCTTTGTTGACTTAATGTCATATCGTGCGCCTTTTGTCGTAATGCCATCATATCCTCCACTTCTCGGATTAAGCGTAAAGTCTGGGAATACGTTCAGATACTTAGCAAAAGCATACTCTGCCATGAATCCTTGTATATCTGATTCGACAGTATCTTGTGCGCCTATTTTGGTTACTTTGGTGTAAGTCGATCTTGATACTTCGGATCTACGCCTGCCTATGTATTGGCATACTTCAATCTCAAATGAATCTAATTGTACTGTCATTTGTCTTGAGCTGTTTGTTAAGGTTTAATCGGCTCACGTTTGCTTGGATCATGCTCGTTAATGCGATCACGTATCTCGTAGCGTTTTAGTCTTGCGTTTACGATACGCATTGCTTGGTTAAAAGATTGGCTCATTTTCGTATGTTGGATTGTTGTTGATGTTTCTGAACGTCATTGCTTCTGCATCGTAATACAACTCACAAGCACCAATACGTCCGTTCCTGTTCTTAGATACTAAAAGCTCGATATACTTCGATCCATCTTTACCGGAAAGCGTAGATTTACCAATGCCTGGCTTATGCAGTAGGATGATCTTGTCTGCGTCTTGCTCGATCTGTCCGGAGTCACGTAGGTCTGCTGAAACAGGTCTGCGGTCTTGACGCTGTTCGGATAGTCGTGATAGCTGCGACATAGCAACAAAAGATATACCAAGATCTTTTGCCGTGTCTTTTAGCGATGTTGATATACGTGATACTTCACGTTCCCTTGTGTCTGACTTCTTTCCATCACCGGCTGCTATCTTTGTGATGTAATCCAGAAAGATAACTTGTACATGATTCTGTCTTGTCCATTTTCGGCAGGTTGATCGTATCATTGATGCCGTAGGTGCCGAGTCATCATTAATGTATATTGGTAGATTTGACACCTGTGCGGATATTTCTTTGATGCGCTGCTCTTGATGTGGCGTTAGCTTGCCTTCAAGTTTATTCGTCATCTGCACGTTAGCAAGCCCGCAAATCATTCTTGTAATAATCGACTCCGATGGCATCTCCAGAGAGAATATACCAACCGGTATACCTTGACTGGCTATGTTGTATGCCATGTTTATCATTAACGCTGTTTTACCGGTTGATGGTCTTGCTCCAATGACGATATACTCCTTTGGATATATTCCAGATGTGAGATTGTCAAGATCGTAAAATCCTGTTTTTATCGATGGACTTAGCTTTGTGGTATCGGCCACAATAGCTGCTATCTCGGATATATGCTTTGAGCTTGACGTATTAACATCAACTGCTTCCATTATCTCGGATATTATCATCTCTGATAACTCACGGCTTGTATGCTCCTGGCTTTCCAGCTTCTGTGTATACGTTAGCGTTGTCTTGCGCATCTGTATACGCTCGTATGCGTCAATCAATGCCTCAATGTGGTAAAGATGATTAGGCGTTGCTGATCGTAATATCTCGGATATATCTTGGCTTTGTACCTCTGATCGTGTATTGTTTAGATAGGCCAGTACATCCACATCCGATGGCATTTCTAAGTTGCCACTCTGTAGCTTAATAAAAGCTTGAAATATCGTACGTGCCGGTAAGCTGTTAAAATGCTTATCGCTTAGGCTATCCATTGCATCGAGTATGCTATCGCCTCTGTAGGCAAGCATTGATCCAATAATAGCGTATTCATGATGTCGTGTGTCAATCATAGTTTGACTCCATAAAGTCTTCTTGCTTCCTCATCCGGATCTTCGTTCTTTTTTCGCAATGTAGGATCATGTATTGATTTACTAATCCATGCAGATGCGGCCGAATGCCAGCTGCTGATAGGCATATTGTTTGCCTTCATCCAATTCTGGCTGTCATAATGGTCAAAGAATCTTTCAGCTTCAATATGCGTAGATCCATTATTAATAAAAAATTCTAATAGCTCCTGATCTTTACGGCTTTTTGGTCTTGCAAAATTTTCTTCTTGCTTATTATTAATAATAGGTTTTTTAACATTTGAATTAGAATTAGAATTATAATTAGGGGATATTGTATCGATACTGTATCCATACCCTATAGATACTGTATCATCTTTTTCTTGTTTAGGATCTTCATTTTTACATAGGGTATCGATATGATATTGCATTTCGATAACGCAAGACATCTGTTTTACAGCTTCTGGAAGGCAGTTTATGATCTGCTTTGCACCTTCAAGTCGTTTGCCTTTGTAGTCTTGGTGCTTAAAAAAGTTAGCAAGTGCTATGTAGTCGCCTTCACGATCTATTTTGCCGTCCTGCTTAAGTTGGCTAATTATCTCTTTTACGTATTCTCTATCTATTCCGGTATCGTAAGCTATTCTTTTGATCGTAATTTCGTATACGCCAGCTATGTTTGTGTTGGCGTTTGTCAGTAAGTAGATAAAAACAAGTTTGCTTAATGGTTCTAATTCAGCTATGTAATCATCGTCCCAGAATTTGGTATTTATGTATCGATTTTTGCTCATATTGGTAAAAATAAAAAACCCATCTCTGGGTGCGGTGCAGATCGCATTGCCAGAAATGGGCTTTGGGTCGATTAGTAAACAATCGTCAAGGTTCTGCACTTCCTTCACGATGGTACATTGTAATATACGATTTTTAGTTGATAATGTGCAATTTTTTGTTGCTAAGTATGCTTTTTAGATCAACATCTTCATCAATAAAGTCTTCAATCTCTTCTATGTAGTCCACGTCTGTACCGTAGACTTCAATGTAGATGGCCGTGATCACGTCCAACCAGTCGGTTACAGTTCTATCTTTACTCATATAAGTACTCCTTTATATCTTTAACAAATTGATCAAGTGATGTGATGACCTTGTATTGATAACCTGCTGCTATTGCTTTTTGCTGAAACTCTGCCTGCTTTTCGCTCTGCTTTCCTTTACCTGCCTTCATCTCAATAAAAAGCCCACAATAGCTACTGGATGGCTTCATAATAAAAAGATCGGCTACTCCAGCCAGCGCACCTTCACGTTTCATAATCGCACCTGTAATAGCGTCACGGTTGCCACCATTTGGAATAGCAAAGATGGTCACATTAGGATACTGTAGTCTGAACCATTTGACGCATTCAGACTGTAGTTTTGATTCGCTAAACTTCATACATCTTGCTCATTACGTTTCCATTTCTGCTATGTTCTTCTGCCCATCTTTGATGAAGCGTATTGAATAGCTGTGGATCACATATTCGGATAACCCTACCCATGCTTCTATTCTTGTAACTTATTGATACTCTTCGCTTTGGAATATGCTCGTACATTTTAATAGCTTCTTCTATCGTTTTGCATCCAGCATCAAGTTTATTGATACGTAGCTCCGTGTCTCTCATGTTCCAAAGGTGCTGTACTCTGTTTGCCATAGTGTTATATGTGTTATCGTTGTTATCACAAATTGTGATGTCAAGTAATACTTGATCTCTCGGCAGGATTCGAACCTGCATCCCCTAACTAAAAATTAGGTTGTTACCCAAAGGTGCTATTTATTCGCACTTACACCACGAGAGATGCCATATCTAAAGATACGAAAGCGTTACAAATTGTAACCGTCTGTTGAGCAACATCGGGGCAGGTTGTCGTAAATGGCTTATTGTCATTATCCTGCACCTTTGTCGTTATTTTTGCAAATAGTAAACAGCCCAAGACTTAGACCCATCTCGTGCCGTTATAGACTTGATATCGTGACCCTTTTTTCGTAGGTCGTACATACGTGCAGCAAGTCTAAGTATACCGTGCTGCGTAGCTTCGTAGGAGCTAATCTTACGCCCAACTATTAGCTGTTCTAACAGCCATTTGTTTTGATGTTTAACGCTTTTAAGATCTAAATCTTTTTCAAGTTTGTCGTATCTATCAAAGATTTTCTTCATCTTATCATCGTTATTCTCTAAAAGTTTATTTAGTTCTTCAGCTTGTTTTTTAAATTCTAAAATATGATTCATGGCTTACTCCTTAGAATGGAAGTTCGTCTGATATGTCATCATCAACCATGACCGGTCTTGGTCTGCTTACCGGCTTTGCTGCTGGTACGCTTTGCGGCTCATCGCTGAAGTACTTTGCCATTTCTTCATCGGTTACAGCTTTGAAGTCACCCTTAAAGTAAGTACCCCATTCGCCATCGTTGAACCATCCGGATACCCAGTAGTACGTGCCGTCAATATCGACAACGCCTTTGTGTGATGGATGCTTATCGCTTTTGCGGTATTTGTCTTCTTTTAGATTGATCTTGTTTAGTTCTGGTCGTTTCATAGTGTTATGTGGCTTAGTTTTGTTTGTAATGTTTCCTGCATAAAAGCCTCGATGTCAAGCTCGTACATGGTCTCCATCTCGGCAAAAAATTCTCTCACAATATCAAGAGCTTCGTCTATGTCCTCAAAGTCCCAATGCTCTGGCATATCGTGCTTATTTTCCAGCACAATAATACTGGCACGTGTCAATTGCTTGTTAAGATACCGCAAGGCATCAACATTTGCTTTGCGTGTTTTATCATAGCTATTCATAATGCCTCCGCTATGATCTCACGTGTCCCTGTGAGTATTCTGAAGCTATACATTGCACGTTCCTTGTCTGTGCTAATGTACTTGTTTGTCCAAGGCAAGATGCCTCGCTTTTTCTGTACAAAGTAGATGTTCTCAATCTTTACAACTCTGTACCGATTTCTGAATAGGTCGATTAAAGTTTCCATATAATAAGTTCCTTTGAGTTTTTATCGTACTTGGTTCTATATTTGCGTGATCCATAATATGCCCAGATCATGGTGCGTATACTTATCGTCTGATCATATTCGATTTGGTTAAGCTCAAGGGCATTATCGTTTGATAGCTTGCCCACGGCTTCAATGATGTCATCGTACTTACCTTGTCTCAGTTTTGGTCTATCTACAAATTTCATGATCAATTTTTCTTGGTTGTTGGGTTGTATCATCATAGGTATTAAGTGTCGGATACCATCTCATATCCTTGCATTCCACTACTTGTATCTTGCGTAGTGTATCATCTTTCCTGCGTTGGATGATAAGACGACTCACCCGAGTCGTCTTTATCTTGCGGTTTGGATCTTCAGGTAGGTATCTCATGCTTCTACCTCCGATGGTATTGCAGATGATACCACCTTAGCTTCTGCAACAGCATTGTCAATAGCCTTACGATCTTCTTTGCTAATGCGGTAATGCTCAGCTACTTTAATCCAGTCCATAGTCGGATCGTCAAGGAATCGCTTGATGATCTTGTTACCGGTAGCTGTGAAGTTACCGTTCTTGCCTACAGCGTTAAGCCACGGTAGCTCGTTAGATGTCGCCTCGCTTCCATATTTCGTCTCTAACGCACGATCTCTGTTTGATTGACTACTTGCATTGCCATCGTCATCCTCGTCTGTTACAATGCCAAGAATGGCTGATAGCGCATAGCGTCTGGCATATGTAGTGGCTGATCCAAGTCCCTGTGGATCTGCCTTGCTTGGACGCATGGTAAATACGCCTGAAATATATTCGCCTGACTCGTGAAGTAGTGTCGTATTAAGATTGATGTACGTACCATCTGTTTCGCCAAAGGTCTGTACGACTGCAAGGTTATGCTTGCGTAGTACATCTCGTGTCGATTCCACGATATTCTGCAAGGTTGCATACTTGCTTCGGAAGTGTGGGTTGTTGCCGTCTTTGCTTACGGCATTAAGTTCGCCCTGTGCTTTGACAAGAGCTGCGCTAATCTTTGTGATTGATTCAGATGTTCTCATGTTATTTTACCTCGATAAGTCTTATAAAGTCATTTGTGAAAGTAACCTGCGCACGTTCTACCATCTCGCCTGTCTCGGCATCGGCAATCTGCGCACCCATAGTAGCTTTTTGCATAAGATCCTCGTACATCTTACGGCTTTCGTTAAGCTCGTTCCAACGCTTGCTATGACCGTAATGCCATATTCTACGACCCTTGCCAAGCTCGACTTTGTAGCCGTTCTTGACAACTTCTTCATTGCCATACTTTCTACGTTCTTCTATGGCTTGCTCCTTGACCTTTTCCATCATTGCATCGATAAGGTCGCTGAATTGATACAGCTCAATGTAAGCTGTAAGCGGATTTGTTTGTCCGTTCTCGATAGCCTCAGCAAAGGCTGATAGCTGTGCGTATACGTCAGGATGTATCATTGTAATTGCTCCTTTACGTGTATAGTCAAATTAATCTCAGCGCAGATCTTGCACCATTTGCGCCAGTTTGATTTGTCCATCGTGTGCAAGCACATGAAGCTCATGTACTTTGATTCGTTGTACATTTCCAATAGTTCGGAAATGCCGTACTGTTCGTAACCTGTTGTGATTGTGTTATTCATGATAGTGTGATTATGTGTTACCGACTTGAACTAATATAAATACCTTTTATTAAAAATAAAATAATTATTTAATAAATATAAGATTTATAAAACTTCTGCAAGAAAATAAAAAAGGCATACCCCTATCAAAGGATATGCCTTGTATTAACACATGAATCACACTCCCATCCTACGATGGATGAGGTAGGAAGCTGTCACACCGCCTACCACCAACTCTATGGTTCCCTATTGTTCCGTTCTAATGAATTCGTATCTGTATCGTCTCGTCTCGCTTACTCTGTCTCTGTATATTCTCATCCACCAGCTACCGAGCGGCTTAGGTGGTGCGCCACGTTCTACGTGCCATCCTGAGCCTGTAAATTCTTCTTTGTACGTTCCAGTCTGCACGTGCATCACGCTCTTACGCTGTATCGTACCATGCGAGCTAATACTCTCCTTTGGCGTTTCCATTATCCAAGCTTCGTGGATGTGACCACTTACGAATATATCAGCATTATCGATATATGCATTACGTCTGTTGGTTTGGATTACACCTTTAGTTACAATACCACCACCACCAGATCCGTGATGATAGTACAGGTTTGTAACCGATGGTTTTATTGTATCTTTACCATCTTCGGTTAATATAGTAGGTACAAAACGCACCCAGCCGTCATATTTGCCCAAAGGTATCTTGGTAATAGCACTTATTCTTTGCAATACATCTGTCTCAAGATGTTTTAGGATAGATGTTTCGTGATTGCCATACGTTAATAGCGTCATATTTGCTCTGTACGGCTCTATCCATTCACAAAAGGTATCAATTACCGAATCGATGTACATTGCATTATTATGTTCCTCTCTAATATCGCTTTTAGATGAGCGTCGATCTGCCCTTCCCTGCATGAGGCAGAGGGCATCGCCGAAAACCAGTACGCCAGCATCACGTTCTTTGGCTTGCTTTAGATGCTTTTCCAATAACTCTCTGTCACACTTAGGGTTGTCCCAATGCCAGTCGGCTGTGAGTAGGAACCATACATCCTTATCTTTTTGTAGGTCTGGACGTATCGTGATAACCCTGCCGTTCTCAGTTTTTGTGACAGGGTGAATACTTACATTGGTATCGATCATTGTGTCGTGTGTTAGTTTAGGGTGCAAGCAGTTTTGATATGACAGTATTCATAACGCCTCCTCCAACGAGACCAGCGCCAATCCCCCATCCTACCACCGTCCACTTGATACGGTTGAAGTCATGCTCTATGTCATTGACCTTATTCTCTGCTTTCTCCAAGCGATATACGATACCTCTGTTGCCATCAAGTTCATTACCTGTAATGGCATAATATACTTTGTCAAACTTAATGGTAAGGGTCGTAATGCGCTCCTCAAGAAGCACAATCTTCTCCTCGATACCATCGAGTCTCATGCGGTCAGCATCGTTCATATCGCTCATCTCTATTAGATTGTTTAATTGTTACCAAGTTCTATGTCTGCCTACGTCAATATGCGTAAACGTAGGATATGCTTTTATGCCACCAAGTCCCATGTCGTTTGCAAGTGATGCCACTTCGATAGGTGTCATGCCGTCAATAACCACATCGGCTGCAAGTCCAAGTGTATGCAGGCTGTTGGATGCTCCACCGATAGCCTTATTGTGCGCAGGACTGCGGAAAGCGCTGTTGACACGTATAGGCTTGCCTACATGGTCTCGGATCGTTTGTAGGGCAATTATAAGCGCAGGATGAAGCAATACGATATTCGCTCCATCTTTGCTTGCAAGCTCTCCAAGCGTAAAGTTACGTGATACCTTGTAGCTACGTCCCACTTTGTTAATCTCAAAGCGTAGGCTATCCAATGGGTTTTGGTCTCTGAATATATTCATGGCTTATTGTGGGAGATCAATCGGAATCCATTCTTGCTTCGCTTCATCCCAATAATACTCTTTGCCATCATTAGGATAAGGTACAGGCGCTTGCCAATTCCAATTAGCATCAAGATGCCATGATGGATAAGGTTGCGGTGCATAGAATACCTGATTGGTTGCATCCCATGTATACCCTATGCCAGCATAATGCGCTCTAAACTTGCTATTGTAGCTTGTTTGAATCCACTCGCCATCGAGCTTGAGAACATCACGTATAAATGCCTGACCCAATGGCTCTGAATGCTCAGGAGCTGGATCAGGTGCATTAGCATCGCTGATAACGATGACTTGTTTTACGATTGTGTTTTCTACTTGTGCAAAATGTGCCATAGTATTTTATGTTTGTGTTTAGATTTTATATCGTACAATTACAACGCCAGAACCGCCAGATCCGCCAGATAATGCATTTTGAGAGCCTCCACCGCCACCACCAGTATTAGCACTACCATTAGAATTTACATTTCCACCACCTGCTGTTGCGGTTCCAGTTGTTCCTGAAGCAGTACCACCAGCACCACCACCACCACGAGCAGTACTACTTCCTGTAATACTTGAAGAAACACCAGCGCCACCATTTGCACCATTAGATGTAGTTGGAGTTACACCAGCACCACCAGCGCCTCCACCTCCACCTGCATTTTGACTTACACTTACATTTCTACCATTTCCACCAGCAAAACCTTGATTGGTTGTTCCTGTACCACCAGTTCCAGTATTACTTGTTTGAGCTACGCCTCCACCGCCACCAGATCCGCCATTACCTGCGTTAAGGTTTGCATTATTCAAGTTTTCAACACCACCTCCTATACCACCACCAGTCGCTGTAATTGATGAAAATATAGTATTATTTCCATTTGTACCACGTACAGTAGTTGTCGAACCTGTGCCTCCACCACCTATAGTAATTGTAGCATTTTCTGTGATTGTAACTTTTGCTTCTGCACTTGCACCACCACCACTATTTTCTCCTGTAACGCTTGATCTATATCCTCCTGCGCCTCCACCGCCACCACGACCTCCCATACCACCTCCACCACCACCAGCAATTACAAGATATTCTACGTCTTGAATACTATCATAGCCGTCTTTTATGGTAAGCGTACCGCTGGAATCAAAGACGTGTACACGGTATTGGTCGCTTCCTACTGTGATCGTGCTTTCTGTACCACCCTCAGCAGCAATACCATTTCCAGATATACCGCCAGTTAGAGGTACTGAGTCGTCTACTAAGTATCGTACAATTACAACGCCAGAACCGCCAGTACATCCTCCTGCACGCCTACCGCCTGCACCGCCACCAGTATTAGCAGTTCCAGAAGAACAAGAATTTACGCCACCAGCTCCACCACCGCCAGATCCACCAGCACCACCTACTGCTCCACCACCACCTCCACCACCAGCCCTTGTTGTAGATATTCCAGTAATAGAAGAGCTTACTCCGTTACCACCTGCACCACCTGTAGAAGTTGTAGTTGTAGCTCCAGCTTGTCCAGCACCACCACCTCCACCACCAGCGGTATCAGCTGTTTGATCTGCAACTCTTCCATTTCCACCGTTATATCCTTGATTTGCTGTACCAGTTCCACCATTAGCTAAAGATGAACTAAATGGTTGAGTGCCATATCCACCACCGCCTGATCCACCTGATGCATTAACTGTTCCGCCACCGATAGAAGTAATAGAATTAAAAGTCGAATCTACGCCTTGAGTTGCTACTGCACCACCAGCACCAACTGTAACTGTAACCGATCCAGTAACTAAGGTTTTAGATTCAGCAGAAGCTCCACCCCCACTGTTTTCGCCTGTAACAGATGAACGATATCCACCAGCTCCGCCACCACCACCACCGTTATTTCCAGCCGAAGTACTACCACCACCACCAGCAATTACAAGATATTCTACGTCTTCAATAGAACCATAAGTAGGTTTTAATGTTAGCGTATCACTTGTATTAAATAGGTGAACATGGTATTTATTAGACCCTACAAGGATTGTAGTTTCCGTACCACCTTCGGCAGCAATACCAGCACCAGGAATACCACCAGTATTTAATGACTGACCAACATCATCAATCTGACCCATTCCATACCGTAAACGATCACGTAAGGCTTGATTAAGTCTCATAGTATTATCCTAATCTATTAACCCATCCTGATATAGATACCGTATTAACCGTGTTAGTATATGCCTTTATGGTTGGAGGCGTAGCGTCACCCTGCATAGGAATGCCCGGCACAATCAAATACAATCCGCTTTTAAACGGAATAGATGCGTTGATCTGATCTGCGCTGCTATTACTGCCAAATTCTACCGTTAGAGATATATTTGTTGTGCCGTTATTAGCTGCATACAGCCACACCTCATCAAACTGCGATGAATTTGTCGTAACAGTATGAATATCTGTGCCCGGAGACGCATTGGTGGTTACCAATATGGGTCTTCCAAGGGTTGCGTTGGTGAATTTTTGTTTGCTTATATCAGCCATGATCGTTAATTAAAAACTTGTGATAAATATACAATTTGTAGATTACTTATAGTGCTACTTGAAGCATTAATCCATTCTCCGGATTGATAAGTTAATACTTCACCATTAGCAACATTTGTTATATTTGTATCATTAAGATCTGATACATTTAAAAGCACAACATTAGTTTGTCCATTGACGGATTGAACAGGTGCGGCAGCAGCAGCTTGTGCCACGTTGATATAGTTAGCTGGATTTGTATTACTATATGCTCCGATGTCGTCAATAGTAGGATAGCTTATAACTACGTTTCCTACATTCGTATTATCTACGCCATCGCCTGTAACCGTCTGGATAGGTGCGGCAGCAGCAGCTTGTGCCACATTAATGTAATTGTTCGGATTAGTGTTAGAATACGCTCCAACATCATCCGCACCTAAAACGACTACGTTGGTCTGACCATTTACGGATTGCACAGGAGCAGCAGCAGCTGCCTGTGATACGTTTATATAATTAGCCGGATTAGTGTTACTGTAAGCGCCTACATCGTCCGCACCAAGTACTACGACATTGGTTTGTCCATTCACACTCTGCACAGGTGCAGCAGCGGATGCTTGAGCCACATTAATGTAATTGGCAGGGTTTGTATTGCTGTAGGCGCCAATATCGTTAACCGTAGGATAGGATATTACCACATTGCCTACGTTCGTATTGTCTACACCGTCGCCTGTGACTGTCTGGATAGGTGCGGCTGCGGCAGCTTGTGCCACGTTGATATAGTTAGCTGGATTTGTATTACTATAAGCACCAACATCGTCAGCACCTAAGACAACAACATTTGTTTGTCCGTTAACTGATTGTACCGGTGCAGCGGCAGCGGCTTGCGCTACGTTAATATAATTGTCAGGGTTAGTATTGGAATACGCTCCAACATCATCAGCTCCAAGTGTAACGACATTAGTCTGACCATTAACACTTTGTACCGGTGCGGCAGCAGCAGCGCCAGCAGCGTTTACAAAATTATCTGGATTGGTATTAGAATAAGCGCCTATCTCGTCATTAGTAGGAAATGACAAGACAGGATTTGCCGGATCTGTATTATCAACTCCATCACCTGTAACACTTTGCACACCTCCAGCAGCTACAGTTACAGCTTCCCAAGCAAGCGCTGTTGAATTGTAGACAAGCGTTTGTCCATTAGATGCGTTTGTAGCATTTACATCGGTAAGGTCATCAAGAGCAAGGTTGACTACATTTGTCTGTCCGTTTACCGATTGCACTGGAGCGGAAGCAGCTGCACCTGCAGCATTTACATAATTTGCTGGGTTGGTATTGCTATATGCCCCAATATCATCTACTGTAGGATAGCTTATAACCACGTTCCCAACATTGGTATTATCTACGCCATCGCCAGTCACAGTTTGTATTGGTGCTGCAGCAGCTGCGCCTGTTGCGTTTACATAACCGGCTGGGTTTGTATTACTGTAAGCACCGATGTCATCTAAGGTAGGAAAGCTTAGTACCGGATTTTGTGGATCTGTATTATCAACTCCATCACCGGTAACAGATAACACGCCATCGGCTTCGTTATTGCTATTAACCCATGCTGTGCCGTTCCATGAAAGCACCTGTGCATTGCTTACATTTGTAATCTGTACATCATGCAGATCAGCAAGACGGCTTCTTAGATTAGGTCTAAGTTGTAAACGGATATTGTTGCCAGTAATGTTGAGAATAGCCGCAACACTTACTTTGTGAGCTGGAGCAGCTGGCTCAAACTTTGTCATCCCACCGGGAATGGCAGGATTAGCCCATAAAATATCACCTATAGCCCATGTTTCACCAACAGGCTGAAGAGCTGGCAAGGATAACGCATTTAACTGACCGAACCACTCAACAAATCCGTTCTCGTTTGGCTGGATAGTCTCACCAACCATACCAACAAAAACGTCAACAGGATAGGTTCCATTGCTTATATATCTCTTTAGTCTTAGCGTATCACCTTGTGCCGGCTGCGCAGGATCAACCATAACAAGCTCGCCACGTATGAGTGCCGTTGTCTCTGCATTACGTGATGGTGCATAGCTAAGTTCTTGCGTTACGTACTGGATAAAATCATTGCCTTTGTTTATGGCAAGTGTACGTGCATCTGCGCTCCATGCCGTCTGACCCTGAGCTGTAAGCGTTTCGGCTGCTGCAATGTCGTATGTAATCTTGTCAACCGTGATGGAATCAGTCCATGATGTATCGTAGTTTGTATTGCTATTCTTTACAAGAATGTCGCCGGTATTACCACCATCGAATACACTTACATTTCCTGTTTCACCGTTCACGCTTTGAACAGGTGAAGCATCGGCAGCGCCTTGAGTATTTACAAAATTGTCCGGATTAGTGTTGCTGTAAGCACCAATCTCATCGGGTGTTGGAAACGAAAGTGTAGGTCTTTTAGGATCGGTATTGTCAACGCCATCACCGGTTACTTCAAGAACAACATTTGCCCATACGGTATCGTAATCTGAATTGGTATTCTTAAGAAGTGCTTGATTCGTTGTGCCTCCGGCTGGAATACCTATACCGGCAGCAGCAACAGGGCTTATAATGACTTTGTTTTCATCTGCAACAACATTTACCGTACCTGTCGATGTAATGATACTAACATTACTCATGCTGTCACCTCCGTAGTTACAATAAACTGCCCAGTCAAATATGTAATTGTCTGTGATGATTTTACAAATTCAACATCATACACAAGCGATCCGGCTGGATAATCTCCATCTAAATATACATTTACAATGTTATCTCCTGCACCAGATATAGTAATCTCGCCTCCTGTTGTTGACCCTTCCCATACAGTAGGAACATTTGCCCCTCTTTGACGTTTAATAGTCATTGTTATGGTCGTTCCACTAAGGCTGACAGGACTTCCATTATTGTCAACCATTGTAAACGTCCAAACACGAGTATCACCTTGGTAGGCTACCAAGTCCCATACCCCAGCAGTATCAACATTAGGAAGTGACATTATTTTATACTTTCGGCTTGTTCAATTTAGATAGGATAGCACGCAAAATCCGAACCACTAAGGATTGCTTAGGATTCGGATTGAATTGCGGATTGAAGTCTATTGGATATGGATATGTCTTGCTCATAGACCAAGAGCTTGGCTAACACGAGCGACCCATTCGGTTACGCTCATACCAAGAAACTCAAGCGTTCCCCATGTAGCAGCAACTAAACTAAGTACACGAGCGATAACCGTAGCCCACCAGTTAATCTCAAACTTACCTGTAGTTGGATTAATGATTGGCTTATCGTTTGCATCTTTTTTGTAGATAGCAAATGGATAGATCCATTGCAATAATACATCACGCAGGAATTGCCATACTTTTTTCAATAGTGTATCCATTACTTTGTCCTTTACTGTTTTTTTAGATTTTTTGGCTTTTTTTGTAAGTTTATCCATCTTTTTAAGGTGAGCCTTGTATAATTCGACTGGATCATCTACAACACCGAAGTCGTAAGAAGGTATGTCATTTATGCGCTTTGGTATCTCGATCCTAATTGGATCAATCTGTTTACCATTGCTCCATATCTCAAACTCATCGTCTGTCATATCTTTCCAGTCTTTGCTCATGGCTCACTTCCAATCTCTTTTATATTTGCCTCCGATACTGGTGGAATTTGGTCATCCAAGCTGGATGGGTTACGTGCATTGATCTGGGCTTGTGCAGCCGTAACAATGCGCTCAAATACATTTTTATCGATTTCAGCGTCAGGACGCATACGTTCCATAAGAACAGATGCGCCATTGAGCAAGCTCTCATCCTTTGTAGGATACGTCATCTTACCAACGTGCTGCGTTAGTATGCTTCGATCAAGGTAGGTCTTGTAGCCCAACTGTGCTGCTTCTTGGCAGAAATAGTAATCCTCAGAAAGGTAACGACCCGGCTTTGTCTTGTCGTCATCTTTACCTCTGAAAACGCCTATCTTAAACCAGTCATGGTATGTTCCTGCCTGCTCATCATCATCATTGAGATAATCATGCTCTGGCCACATAGATCTAAATGCTCCAAATACATCTCTTCGGATCATCATAAATCCTGTTCCAATCTCACGCATAATGGCAAGACCATTTTCTTCACCAAGAAAAGCATTCATGACAGGCTGATACGGTAGCGTCTTTTTTAGGTAGACACCACCAATAATACCCTTGTCATGCGCTCTTAGCTTGTTTATCATCCAACGCTGGAAGCGTATATCGCTGTCAATGAACATTAAGTACTTGCAATCTGTCTCGAGAAACATCTTTGCAATCTTATTTCTTCCACGAGGAATGAGCGAGTCGCCATTGTAATACTGAATGCCCTTTACAACGCATTCAGGATCATTTTTGGCTTCCAAACATTCCTGCAAAATATCATACTCAATACGGTTATCGTAGATTGGGAGTCCTATCAGTACGTCTTTTACTACTGGCATATGTGTGTGTGTTTTATGGTTCAATCAAAAATAAGAAAAAATTATTGCAATAAATGAAGAAAATTGTTATAGCTTCCCCAGTAATTGTGATTTTTTTCTACCTGTGTTTTTGAGTAGATACTAAAATGACTGGTAAAGTGTAATCCGTGATTAACGTGTATTGCTTCATTTATGCAATTCCATTGTATTCTATTCATGTTTTGAGGCTCTATTAAACCTGCATTGCTTAGTATTGCATTAGGTATTATGGATTCACAATGTTTTATGGCATCATCAAATCTCATTGTCATTTGATGGAATGGCTCATCGTTTTGATTGCGTTTTTGCCATCCGTCAATACAAAAACCGCCATAGTTCATATTTGTAAGAACCTGTCCGTTATCAAATTCTGGAAAATCGAAATATCCTTCAGGATATAAAACATCATGCTCAAGAAAGCTGACATATTCATAATCACCTGTTTCCCTTGCCACATATAGTAATTGCATAATTTGCAGTAGCTGATTTAAGTGTGATGATGTTTTTGTCCATGCCTCAAACTGCTGGAATGGATTGCCTTCAATTCTATTCCATACACTTGTCAATATATCCGCTTTGCCTTCGGCTGCTATCTTTATTGTCTCAAGGCTTTTTATTATTGTCGGACTTGTCTTGACATTGTTGTTATTCGTATAGAATATGCCAAGTCGTTTGTACTTTACTTTTGGAAGTGATAAGTATGCGCCTTCAATGACTTTTTCTTCTTGTATTTTGCCTTCATGCTCATATTCTATAACAAGATGCTTAACACTATTTACAGCAGGATCACCAATAATGTCATTGCAAGACTTAATGATCAATCTATTATTTACAATCTTTGACTGTATTTGACTTGTGCAATCTTGTCCACCGTATGTTGCTTTAATGATTTTAATCATAATCTTATTGCGTGCATAATTCCCATTACATTTGTATCTGTACAAAACCATCCAAATTGATTTACATTTGTTATTGCAAATCCAAGTTTTGGTAATTTTCTATCCAATATTTCTTTACATATTGTATTGTGATATTCAATAGCAAGCTCTTGAATAGATGTGAAGTCATTTGCATCCATCTGATCAATTAGTGATTCATATCCTTCTATATCCATTTTGACAACATCTGGCATATACTTATTAAACAGTTCGCACAAATCATCTTTTGTACTTATATTTTTACAAATAAATATATGATCTGGATATCTCTCTGTAAGTTGTTGTATTTCACTTTCAGCAGCATCAATTCCAACAACCATTTTTGCGCCTCTATTTATAAAATACTCTGGTGTACATTCGTGTGGTTGAAATAGCCAACCACATCCTAAGTCCATAACAATCATTCCATCTACTTTTTTTATATCACTCCAATGTTCTTTGGGATCTTCGCTATTTACTATTTTTGTATTCATATCAATGCACTATTTAGTTCTGCTTTTTTAATCCATTTGTAGTATTCAGCGCTCGCAGTATCTGGCTTGATCTCAAGATTAAGTCCGTAAGGGTAGCTATTCATGTATTTTGCCTTGTGGAATAACCCTGTATTTTCACTTACAACGCCTGCATTATGAAAGATATTCATCTTATTATAATCATCAAGAGAAGACGTTCCCCAACTAAAATCAAATGCAGGGTGACATAATGTTGTCACTCCATCTTTCCAAGCGTTCCACAATAGCGCCCACATATCAGCGCACCATATTTGAAGCTCATGATAATTCGGATTCTCTTGCTTAAGTTCTTTATTAAGCTCTGTTACCTTCACGTATAAGCGCTCACAGTCCATCTCGACTCTTGCCCAGAAACGATCATCTATGTTCTTCATTAAATACTGAGCGCCAATGGCGTTGTCATTATTAGCTTTGACCATACCTTCAGGCATACGCATAATGTTTTCCATCATATCCAGTACCTGTTCGCCTTTGCTTGCAATGTAATCGTATGCAATGTACCACTTGGTGTCTGATCCATACCAGTTGTCGTCCTCAATCATTTCTTGCGTTATCCACTCACTCGGTGGACGAGTAAAGGCAATATCGCAATCGTGATAAAACAAAACATCCTGAGATAGTTCAGGATGCTGTGCAAAATGCTGTTTTAATATATTGGGTCGGATGCTTGATATGTAGCCTCTTTCGGCTCTTTTATCACAATAGAAGAAGAATCGTGCAGGATAGCGCTCTGCCAGCTTTGTCCATTCTTCGGGAGTGCGACAAGCAGGTTTCTCGCATACTATATCAACCTGATTAAGATTGATGCCCATAGATTCGAAGTTGTTAAGCATAACTTCAACCTGCCAAGCGTAGTATGTGTTGGCAGGCTGAGCGCAAATATATCTTACTTGTTTTAGCATGATTGTGTGCTTATTACTGATCCACTTGAGTTAATTTGTAGTGCTGTCGTACCATCGGAATACCAGTTGTCGTTTCCGTTTAATGGCGTAGTACATCCGCTATCTGAATAGAATTGTGTTGCAGATGCAAATGTTGGG